CAACCTGATAGTTTATTTTTAACAATGTTTAAATGTCTTTGTGCATCTTCTTCATCCTGTCCTTCTACAGGTGGGTTCTTTGCAATCAGTATCATCAAGTCTGCTTCTGCAGCTTTTCCTGTTCTACTGCCTTCCATCATGCTTTGATTAAGTATTATCTTACCCTCTGCTTCAGCAGACAACTGCGACATATAAAGCATGGCACAATCATATTGCTTTGCTATCTGTCTTGCGTGAACTGCACAGGCTTTAAGTGCTTCATCAACCCTAGCATATCCCTGTGTGGTGGCAAACTTATCACCCATATCTAACACAACTATGTCAGGCTTGTATGACTTGACAACTGACTCAACCCAATTCATGTCTCGCATAGAACTGTCTTTTATTTTAATATTGTCTTTTACTTTTGAATACAACTCTTGTGCTTTCTTTGGGTTGTTTTTAACTTCATGTAATGTCATACCTGTAGCAGATGTAAGGTATCTAGCACCAACTCTGTGACTACCCTCTTCATTACATAAAACTATACATTTAGCACCCTGATGTGCAAAACCATTAGGTGATGCAATCAGGGATGCATGAAAAGATGTTTTACCTGTATTAGGTCTAGCACCTATCTCTACAAGATGTCCTGCATTGATACCCTCTACCTTTCTGCACAAAGATGGTATGTTAAATGTCCATCTTGCTTCAAGGTCATTCTTATCTAAAAGAGTTTTAATATCAATGTCATCCCATTCAATATTTAGATTAGGTGTAAAATCATCTCCATACTGCTCTAATATGTTTCTCAATGGCTCTAAACTTGCTTTAGTACCATTAACATAATCAAAACCAAGATTGGCTATATCTTCGCCTATAATCTGCTGAAATAACTTTGCTAATACATCTTGTGCCACATCTTTACCAAGACATTGCTCCTTCTTTATTTTAGAAAACATAGAACCATAAGCAACTTTCTGTGCTGTAGTCATGGATGGATTATTAGACATAAACAATGCTTCAACTTCGTCAGGTGTAACATCTCTATTGTACTTGTCAATAGCTACATCTAACATTTCTTTTACTTTTCTTACGTCTTTACTGAATAGTCTATTAGGACATCTTGCACCTCTATGATCGTCATAGAAATTTTTATCCATTAAACTTCTTACTAATGCTAGTTCCATATTATCTCCTTTAAGTTAGCAATGTCTTTTCTTTTACGATATTTTAAATCATCTGTCAACCTTAAAACTTTAACTTCTTTTACCCAACCCTTTAATTCTTTTGCAATCTGTAGTGTTTTAGGCAATGCATCAGGGTCAAGTGCTACGATAGCTTTATCAAAATGTTTCGATATAATGCTTTTGTGTTCGTCTAATAGACTAGTTCCTAACAAAGCTACTCCTGCAATACCATATTCAGATACGACACAGGCACTAATACAATCCTCTACTAACACACAAACTGTATTCTTTTCTCCTGTAATACCATTGTGGTGTCCTCTTATAAATGGGTATTTGCTTTTGCCATATCTTTTCCATTTAGGAAATCTGTCAAATATACTTCTGCCTATAGCATCCACAACCAATCCGTTTTCGTCAAATATTTTAAATACGGCTCTGTCTTCACGAATGTCATGCATACAATGGTCTGCATATATCTGTTGATAGTTTTTCTGTACAATAAAATCAATCACATTCTTTTCAAACTCTACAATATATTCAGGGAACACAAACTGTGCATCTACAGATGTATCACCTTTATGCTTTTGTTTTATTTCATCTACAGATAAATTAACTTTCATACTACCACCAACACTACAACTTGCTTTGTAACAGTTCCAAAGTTTCTGACCCATGTTATTAGTAATTGTAAAAGTTTTATGTCCATTACATACAGGACAATTCATTCTTTTTGTTTCACCCATACTAATGTCTATATCATTTATATGTTTATATATATCTATCATGTTACACTTTCCTTGTCGGCAGTTACTATGTAAGTATCATGGATTTGAAGTCCTGTCAAGTCTTTTTTTTCATTTCTTTTTTCTAAAGCATAATTAGCACTATCAAATGTATGTTTTATGTAGGGTTTTACACTTTGTGGATTAGAATGTCCTGAAACCGACATAATTTGATTTATTCCGACACCTGAATCATTCATTTCTGTAATTGCAGTTGCTCTGAGATGCATTAATTGCAATTCACTTCTTAATCCTGCAATATCCATGACTTTTTTACCTGCTTTAGATACATTTTGTAGTAAATAAGGTCGGTATTCGTCATTTATAGGGTATGGTCGTGGTGCAACATACTGTTGAAAACCAAAATCACTGTGTTGTTTTTGCAACACTCTAAATAAATTATCGTTGATAGGTAAAAAAACTTCTTTCCTTTTCTTCGATTGTTTGAGATAAAGTCTTTGGGAATCAAATTGTATGTTTTCCCATTCCAACAATCGCATATCACCGATTCGTTGACCCCATTCGTATGCCATGTGTACAATTAAACCAATACTTCTGTGTTTAAAATCACCATATGCGACATTTAAAAACTGTTTTACTTCGTCATTTGTCCAAATAATTCGTTCAGCATTCGTCATTTTACGTTTGACTTCTCTACAGGGGTTGATTTGTATGTAACCCATCTCTATTGCATAAGAAAATAGTGTATTAGCTACTGCCATCACATGATTAGCAAACGATATTCCTCTTTTAACCCACTTCTCGTAGGCTTTCTTTATCATTGGGGTAGTTATACTACTTAATCTAATTTTACCCATGTAGTCGCTCTCTAAAAGAGTTTTAAGATTGTATACATAATCTTTCTGTGTCTTTTCTCTTAACAAACTAAAATCATTTGATTGTATATAATTATTATACAAATCTTTTAATGTTGATTTATTATTAATTGTTTGGAATGATTCGTATTCGTCAATTAAAGCGTTCATTTCTTCTGCATCTTGCAATGCTCTCTGCTTATCTGAACCTAAAGACATTCGTTTTACAATGCCTATGTCTATATATTTTTGTAATGGGTTGAAACGATAATGCTCCAACCCATCTGCTTGTTTTCTTTTAGTAAGGTATCTAGGTAATGTGCTAGTCATTTTTATATGCCGTTTCATCACAAGATAAGACCCAATCGTTATACCAACTAGAACCATTGCCATCTTCATCTTTTTGTGGTGAAAACTTTAATGCTTTATGCATAAGACATTTCAATTCCTCTAAACTAGCTATTTGTGATAGAGTTATATCGCTACAATCATGCACATATAATAGTGTGTGGTGTAGTTTGTTATATAAATCTAAAAACTTCATTCGTTGTTCTTCTGTGACAAGAATATCTTTCATGTCAAGATTAACTTTAAATTTACCATTTGTATCTCTCATATTAGTTCCTCTTGGTTGTTTTTAATGCTTGTTGTCCACATGATATGCCATCAAACAATGACATAACATCTCTTAAATCACCATCAATGCCCTTAAATATTTCATTGATGATAGATACTGTCCACCCATTGCCAATCGCTTTCATACGATTAGATTTAGCAACAGGCATATAGGCTATAGATTTCTCTCCCTCTTTTCTATACCTACCCATAGATGTATAATCTCTAGGTAAAGTCTGTAATGATTCCATTTCTGTAACCAATAACTTTCTCCATCTTAAATCATCTACAACTATGTTATCTTTTTGAATGGTAGTCAGGCAATTTGTTTTATCATCTTCTCTCACTTCTATCTTTTCTGTGAAAGGTATTTCTAATTGATTATCTTTTCGTACACCAAACTTATCTAGTCTACGATTAACAATGCGACCACCTTTAGGATTGAATGTGGCAACTTTTGGCTCACGATTCCCACCACCCATACTGTTTAGAGTGGGCGACTTCCCACTAGGTGAGTATACTCTTTTGAGTATATCATGTCCTTTTATTTCAGCAGTTTCGCCTATCTGCACCATAGTTCTCTGCTTACGTTCAATACTATTCCACCATACTGCACCATTATATCGTGCTGTTAGGCAATGTGACTTACCATCTTTGTTAGTCATCAATGGATTAGCAATACCATCTTCTTCTAGTATGTCAGCAAGAACTATGCCTTTATCTTTGATTTTAGATGGGTCAAATGGTATGTTTGTAATATACATTCTCACTCTATTCTGTCCACTCTTCAATGCACTATTGACAATGTGTACTTTAAAAGTATTGCCTACAACTTCTCTTATGGCATTGACCATGATGTTTTCATTCTCTTTGGACATCTTAACATTTTCAAGTAAAAAGTATTTAGGTTTGATTGCTTTGAGTGCATCAACAAATCTGTAGAATAACTGCCCACTCTTTGCTTTAAAACCATCTCTCTTTCCTGCTACAGAGAATGATGTACAAGGTGAACCTGCTAGTAGTAAATCTACATCACGATACTTGTCACTATAAACATCAATGTTATTGACATCACCTAATTGTATGGTGCATGGGTGTTGGTATTGTGTGATTGCTATTGCGTGTTTCTCTAGTTCTGATGCAAAGTAATTGTTATATTTTATCATAATGTTTTCCTTCACCATTGTATCTCC